AGGACGCGTTCAATCGCACTCTCGGAACGGGTCGGCTATTTCTGTACGATCATTTTGGCTCTCTTGACCCTACCGTTCTGCTTAACCGCATACGCCATTTGGTTAGTGGTTGCGGGTGTAATTGGATTGTGTTCGATCACCTCTCGATTCTTGTCTCAGGTTTGGACCAAGGAGACGAACGCAGGGCGATTGATCAAACGATGACAAAACTCCGAAGCTTTGTTGAAGAAACAGGCTGCGGGATGCTTTTGGTGTCACACTTACGCCGCCCTACTGGTGACAAAGGTCACGAAAACGGTGCTCAAACATCCCTTTCACAACTTCGTGGTAGCGCTGCTATCGGCCAACTTAGTGACATCTGTGTTGGTCTTGAACGAAATCAACAATCTGAGAACGATTCAGAAGGAACAATTGTCCGAGTTCTTAAAAATCGTTTTACAGGTTGGTGCGGTGTTTCAGGCACTGTGAAATACAACGAAACTACAGGCAGAATGTTGGAGCTTTCCGGCAGTAGTAAGCCACAACAATTCGATGATCATTTTGAATCCGACTTTTGACGTTCACGTCTCTGAGATGAACCAGCTTAAGGTGACAGCCCTTGCTGCCACTGAAAAAGCTAGGCGCGTCTGTCAGCCCTTTTTCAAGTCCAATGACGCTTGCAACCAGTTCAACTACGACCAGCTTGAGGACTTCCTTGACTTCTGCTACAGCCGAAACCTCAAGGTCTTTCTCGATGGTAACGTTCGACGTGGAGACGAATGCTCTCAAGATTAGGGACGTTACTAAGATCCACTGCTGTGCAGTATCTGACGGCACAAACACAGTTCTGTACAAGGACTCAAAGGAGTGGCTTCAGGTTCTTGAAGATGCGGATGTACTGATTGGTCACAACATTATTCAGTACGACATACCAGCAATACAACAGCTATATCCAACGTTTAAACCCAAAGGCAAAGTTGTCGATACGTTGATCCTTTGCCGGATGCTTTATCCAGATATTCTTGACCGGGACTTTAAGAAGAAGTGGGAAGGGATGCCTATACAGCTTTACGGTCGTCACAGCCTTGAAGCGTATGGGTTCCGTTTGGGTTATACCAAGCGACACGCTGGTCTTGAGGACTTCAGTGTGCTGACTGATGAACTGGCTGAGCGCTGCATCTGTGACGTTGAACTGAACCGTAAACTTTGGGCTCGGTTGCAACCGAAGGCTGACGACATCCCTTGTGCCGTTGACCTAGAGATGCGTTTCGCGCAACTCATTGCCCTGCAGGAGCGATCTGGCTTTGGTTTCAATGTTCAAGGGGCTTTGGAACTTGAAGCTGAGATCAACCAACAACTGAATACTCTCAGCGAACGATTGAGACAACGGTTCCCGTTCGTTGACGGAGGGTTCTTCACGCCCAAGCGAGACAACAAAACCAGAGGGTATGTAGGTGGTGCAGCAATGTGCCGTCTTACGGACCTCAACCCGAACTCTCGGGATCATGTTGCTTGGGTGTTACAGACACTTCTGGAGTGGAAGCCAGAGGAGTTCACCAAAGAGGGGAAACCCAAAGTGGATGAAACAGTTCTGTCGAAGATTCCTGGAGCTGAAGATTTTGTTTCACACTTCACGCTCCAAAAGCGATTGGGTCAACTCAGCACTGGCAACAATGCTTGGTTGAAACTAGTGGAAAGCGACAACAAGATTCACGGCAGTGTGATTACTGTTGGCTGCGCCACTGCTCGCTGTAGCCACGCCAACCCCAATATGGCCCAGGTACCTGCTGTCAGGTCAGCCCTGGGACCGGAGTGCCGAGCTCTGTTTGGACCTGGCCTCCTCGGGGGAGGAAGAAGCACCAAACAGGTTGGCGTGGACCTCAGTGGGATTGAGGCTCGATGCCTTGCCCATTACTTATGGCCGTTTGATGACGGTAAGTTTGCAGACGAAGTGCTGAACGGCGACATCCATACGGCCAATCAAAAGGCCGCAGGACTCGCCACCAGAGACCAGGCAAAGACGTTCTTCTATGCCTTGATGTATGGAGCAGGGGCAGAGAAGCTAGGTCTGATTACGGGTCAGGATGGGGCAAAGCTGAAGCGGAAGTATTTCCGTAATATGCCCGCTTTGGCTTCGCTTTCTAAAAGAGTAGTAGCAAAAGCAGAAGATGAAGGATTTGTTAAAGCGCTAGACGGTAGACGGATAATGATCCGGTCCTCACATAGCGCTTTGAACTTCCTTTTACAGAGCGCTGGTGCCATCATTAGCAAGCTTTGGTACAACACCTGCTACGACGAACTTACGGCAGCAGGGTTTACCTACGGCGTTGATTGGTCCTTCCTAGCTCACGTTCACGATGAAGTGCAATTCGCAGTCGCAGGAGAACGCGCAGAAGAGCTTGGACTTATTGCAGTCGGGTCTTCTCGCTTGGCAGGAGATGCACTTGGACTCCGTATTGCAATCGATTCAGAGTACAAAATTGGAGACAATTGGGCAGAGTGTCACTAAGACCTGCAAGGTCTGTAAAGAAACAAAAGATATTAGTCAGTTCGGTCGTAACGGTACTTGGCATCGTCCTGACTGTTTGTCTTGCAACGCCAAAATGCAAAGGGATTACTTAAAAATCCGAAAGAAACATAAAACTCCTCCACTTGGTACGCCGTGTGAGTGTTGCGGTAAAACCAGTGAGAAGCTTCATTGGGATCATTGTCACGACAGCGGTGAGCACCGTGGTTGGCTGTGTAACAACTGCAACACGGGCATCGGCAAGCTAGGTGACAATATCGAAGGCGTCCTCAAAGCAGTGGACTACCTAGCCAAGGTCAATAAGCTGGGAACCCATCAAGGAGGTACTGATGACTTGGCTGCTGCTTGACGCAGATATGCTGCTGTTCCAAGCAGTCGTTTCCGCTGAAGTTGAGATTGAATGGTCCACCGACATCATCACAACTCACCTTCCTGTCAAAGAAGCTCAGTTCATTTTCAATGAGCTACTTGAAACCAAACGCAACCAAGCACAAGCTGATCGATTCACGCTTTGTTGGACTGCTAATGAAAACTTCCGTAAGGACGTTGCACCCACCTATAAAGCACACCGTACTCGTTACGACCGTCGCAAACCTGTGGGGTATAGAGCAGTACGACGTTGGGCTGAACAGCAGTTTCCCTCCGAGTGCTGGCATCGACTAGAGGCTGACGATGTTCTTGGCATCCTTGGTACTCGACACCAGTACAAAACAGTTATCTGGTCTGGCGATAAGGATCTTAAACAGATCCCAGGTCTTCACTTAGATAACGAAGGCAACATCTATCACATTTCCCAACTTGAAGCTGATGTCTATTTTTATCGTCAGGCTCTTACCGGTGATTCCACTGACGGCTATCCTGGCTGCCCTGGCGTGGGACCAAAAACAGCGGAAAGACTTATCGAGGAAACTGGGTTTGACGAAGCCGCCGCATGGAGAACTGTAATCAGTCAGTACAAAAAGAAAGGTTTAGGTGCTGATTACGCCTTGACCCAAGCACGCCTTGCTCGCATCCTCCGTGACACTGAGTACACATTCGATGAAGTTCAACTATGGACCCCAACTTCGATCCCATCTGTCCCAGCCACTACGCCTTCGACGAAGGAGTAATTGAATGTATTGATTACATCGAAAGCCACGCCTTTGATTTTATTGAAGGCAACATCATTAAATACGTCACTCGACACCAACACAAGAACGGTACTGAGGATCTTAAAAAAGCTCGATGGTATCTCGACCGCTTGATCAAACGATCAGAAGAATGGGACGCCAAGTGGAGCAAACGCCAAAACATTTATCAGGAGGTTATTGACGATGCTGACTTCGAACTCCGAATTAGTTCGGACTTGGATGCAACGAGCGGACCAGTTAACCAATCCTGATAACGAACAGCGTGAACAGCAGCTTGCGTATGTCGAAGAAGAGTTTTATGAACTTCTTTACGCGTATCGCAATGAGTCTCGCGCACAAGTTATCAAAGAAGCCTGCGACCTACTATGGGTCACTTATGGTTTGCTTCTTACCTTGGGTGTGGATCCTGATTCTGCTTTCGATCGGCTCTACACCTCTAACTGGTCCAAGTTTCCTTTCACAAAGGTGGATGGAAAAGTCCAGAAAGGCCCCAACTACAAACCCGTTGACTTCTCAGACCTATGAAGCCTTACGATGAACTGCTGAAACAAATTCCTCAAGGCGCTTGGCAATATGTCGAAGCCGAATATGAGGAAGATGATGAAGGTGAGGGCTCGATTCAGTTCTATTGGGACGAAGACGAGCACCCTGAACTAGCTCCCCTTTCTCAACTCACTGAAGATCAGTGGGAAGACTTTGTAATCACTTCACTTCAACGAGCAATTGACAACGATGAAACTGACCAAAGCGACTCTGAACCCAGCAATCGCGATGACCGGGAGGGTGGAGAGCTGGATTGAGAATCCCACCCGCCGTTATCCCGTTAGTTGTACTGTGTTCGTTGTGGAAGACACAATGGACGAGCACGAAGATGGGCTTGAAGGGTCTTGGCAATTTGCTAGTAAAGCTCTTCGTTACGGTGCAGGGGTGGCTATCCATCTTTCTAAGCTTCGCGGCAGGGGCACAAAGAACACTCACGGAATGGTTGCTTCAGGCCCTTGTGGGTTCATGGAGATTTACTCCAAATTCAACGAGATTCTTCGTCGCGGCGGTACCTACCGGAATGGTGCGGTGGTTGCTCATCTTGACGCAGATCATCCTGACATTTTGGAGTTTGTTAATTACGATCGCGGTCGTATTCCTTGGATCAAACGTTGCGTTAATGTTGATCCTCTAATTATTGACGAACCAGACAAACTGAAAGCAATCATGGACGCTGCCCGTAAGGGTGATGTTTGGATTGTTAAAAAGCAGTACGACGCAAACGGAGAGCGCATCTACTCCAACGTGTGCCAAGAGATTCTTCTGAAGTCTCGGGACACTTGTCTGTTGTCTCATATCAACTTGGGTCTCACTAAGATTGATGAGATTCCTCAAGCCTTTGCTGATGGCATGAAGTTCCTTTGTGAGCTTTATGAGCAAACTGGGGTAGATGAATCTGGTATCTACAGCCGCAAAGATAACCAAGTTGGTCTGGGTGTCCTTGGCTTGGCAAACCTGCTGGCTATTGAAGGCGTGACCTATGAGGACTTTGTGGGTGCTCTGCGTCGCAAGAACCTGGGTGTAGGTAGCGCTGAAACCAAAGCCGGTGAGATTGCTCACGCCATCTTCCTGGGCTTTATGGAGGCCTCTAAGGTGGCTGCTGACCATAAGATGTCGCGAGCTTTCACAGTGGCTCCTACAGCGTCTTGTGCGTACCGCTATGTAGATCGTGAAGGGTTTACTACAACCCCCGAAATCTCACCTCCTATTAGCCGTGATGTAGATCGTGATAGTGCCACTCTTGGTGTGCAAAGTTACAAGTTCAACCCCAAATGTGAGACCGCTGAACAAGTTGGTTGGGACACATTTTTTGAGTTGAACTGTGAGTGGCAACGGCTGATGGATAGCACGGGAATGGCTCACGCAATTTCTATGAATTGGTGGTCGGATATGACATCCATGGACCGTCAATTTATGTCACGATGGTTGAACTCCCCCTTGAAGAGTTTGTATTACTCTCTTCAAGTAATGGCCGACATCCAAGATAAATCCAATGCCTACGCCGCTATTAGCGATGTAGATGTTGAGGATTACCTTGCCAATTTGTTGGAGGGAGATTCTGAACCTCAATGCGATTGCGCCGAATGAACCCGTATCAGAAACTGCTAGCCCGTAAGCGCACTTGGACTCCTATTCAATCAACCGCTGGCAAACTGAAAGAGGGCTCGGAGGAAACAGTCTTCCGGGCTCTCGCCCTTCGTCATATGGAGTTGCCTGTTGGTGACTTTATTCAAGATGCTTGCTCTAATGAAATTCCTGAAGCCTCCCGTGCGCTTCTTGAAAGCAACGTCAAAGACGAAATCCGCCATGATCTTGCGCTGGGATATATCACCAACGCATTGGGAGTGGATGAACAGGCCGAAAAAGAAGCCTTCCGACTACGGCAAGCGTGGATTGAACATCCAGATCATCCGGTCCTCAAAGCAATGGTGGCCGAGCGTGCGATCTTTTTCGTTCTCCTCCCGTTCTTTCGTTTTAACGGTGATGCTGGTCTCCGAACGGTAAGCGCTGACATTAGTCGTGATGAACAAGTTCATGTTGCTGCCAATAGCCTTGTTTGTCGTGAGCTGGGGCTTAGTGTCTCTCCTTCTCTTGATAAATTGCGTAAGGCAACTGTCAATTGGGTGATGCAACCACTTGGTAGTTCTGACAATAAATATCTTGATCGTCAGTTCTGGCTGGATCAAAGCGACAGCTTGATGTACTCAGGTAAAGCTGAAGGTTTGATTGAAACCCAACGAGCTCGGATGCCTGCGTTCTTTGAGACGAGTAACTCTGATCTTCCCAGCTACGCTTGATTCATAAGGGGTTACGTTATGGCGCTGATTACCCAAGATCAATTTTTTGAACTTTGGTTTCCTGGTACTTATTGGGATCGATCAAACCAAGCTCTTGGTGGTCATGACACTGCAGGAGCCAGACGTAACGCTCGGGAATCTCCTAACGGTAGTCGTCAATTTGCAGCAGCTTGGGAAGCATATAACCGTGATCAGATTGCTGCTGCAAACCCTAGAAGTGTTCTTGATGGCCCTTACACATTTAATGAACCTGCACCAACGTTTACTCAGTGGGCGGGTCCTTGCTATGACGCTAATTGTCAAAGATTAAGGGCATCTATTGAAGCTGAAGAAAGAGCTAATTATTCTTCTTGGCAAACTAGAAAAACACAAGCAGAAGCAGCAGAACAAAAACGATTGTATGAAGTTGCTTTATTGCAAGAAGCGGATGTAAAAGCTCAAATTTACGAAGCTGAACAAGCTGCAGCGTTTTTATCTAGTGAACAGAAACGTGTTCAACAGGACCTTGTACTTGAACAGCAGAAAATTGCTGAACAACAAAAGCAAGATCAAGCAAATATTGAAGCTCAAATTAATGCTTCACGTCTTGCTACGGAGCAAGAAATGGCAACAATTAAATCTCAATTTGAAACTGAAAAAACTGCTAATGAAAAAAGGATTGCTGAAACAGTTGCTGAAACTGCAAAACAACAATTAATTACTAAAAAACAAGTTGCTATTAAACAAGAAGCAGCTAGCAAGCAAAACATAGTTCCACAACAAGCCACTCCAGAAACAAGGACACTAACAAAAGCAAAGAAAACAATGATTGGACAGCCTGGCGTATCGGCTACCAGAGTTAGTGCAAAGTCAGGTGTAGGCGGCTATGGTGGTACGGCTCCAGCCAGAGTTAACCCAACAGGTTTAAACATATGATTCCCTACGTTGAACCTGAAATAATCCAGTATTTGGATGAGCTTTATCCAGACAAGGCTCCTGACCTTAGTATGGAAGAGAAACTCATTTGGTTTACTGCTGGACAGGTTTCAGTTGTAAGGCATCTTAAAGAGCAACACAGGCTTCAAGAGGAAACTAAGTATGGCTAAAAACAGCTCACTTAATTCGATCCTTTCAATTCTTGGCGTCGTTGGCGCTGGTGTTGCTGCTTACCAAGGTTTTCGGGCTGCTGAAGATCGGTCAAATCAATTCCGCGCTCAACAAGAAGCTGCTGCACGGCAATACTCTTTAGCTCAGCAAGCAACTGAAAACCAGACTCGTCTTGTTAACGAACAGATTACAAACCTTAGATCTAGTTTGGTTCAACGTCAAAAGGAATTTGAAGCATCTCAAGTTGCTTATACCCAACAAGCTGAAACAAGTCGTCAACAACTAGAGCAAGCAAGAGCTTCATCAGCTGCTCAGTTGAGCACTATGCGTGAATCTGCTGCTCAACAAAGCAGACAAATGCAAGAGCAACTCACTGCTCAAAGAACCTCTCAAGAATCTCAACTTGGAATTGCTAGAGAACAACTGACTCAATATCAAGCTCAGGCTGCTTCAATGCAGGAGCAAGCTCTCCAAGCTCGCAAAATGGCAGAGCAACAAATGAGTCAACAAAAGGCAAGTTCGGCTGCGTTGTTGCAACAACAAAAGATTTCTTCTGCTATTCAACAACAGCAAGCTGCAGCAGCACCTGTAGGTAGCCGAGTGCGTCAACGTGTTGGCACACCTGCTGCACTGCGTACTAGTTTGGAAATACAATCACCTGTTGCTGGTCTTGGGATTGCAGCAGGTTCATCAAATGCAGCTGGTGGTTTGAATGTCTAATGCTTCGGCTCGTTACTCGGCACTAGAGCCAGAAAAGACGATTTATCTGGATCGCGCTATTGAGTGCAGCAAGTACACTCTGCCGACTCTCATTACTGAAAACGACCGTAGTACTGGTAAAAACCTTTACACCAAAATTGCTACCACCTACCAAGGTCTTGGTGCTCGTGGCGTCAATAACCTGGCTAGCAAACTACTAATTGCTTTGCTGCCTCCTAACCAAGCTTTCTTCCGTCTCTCTGTAGACGACATGAAGCTGAAGCGGGAACTTGAGAACTACAAGGAGCTGCAGTCAGAGTTTGATCAACAACTGGCTTTGATGGAACGCGCAGTGATGCGGGACATTGAAGAGTCTGGTGATCGCACGGCGCTGTTTGAGGCCCTCAAGCACTTGATCATTGGTGGTAACGCCCTGTTGTATGTCGCTGAAAGTGGCACCAGGGTTTATCCACTGAAGTCTTTTGTGCTGAACCGTGACCCTGAAGGAAACATCCTTGAGGTTGTGGTGCGTGAAGAAGTTAGCCCTGATGTACTGCCTGAAAAAGTTGCACCTAAAAACAACGATGGCAAGTTTGTAGATAAGAGTGTTTTCCTCTACACCCATATCACTTGGGATTACAAAGCTGATCGGTGTAATTGGTACCAAGAAGCTTACGCAAAACAGATTGGCAAGAAAGGTTCTGTTCCTATTGAAAAGAGCCCCTGGATTCCCCTTCGTATGTTCCGCGTGGCTCATGAAGCCTACGGTCGTGGTTACTGTGAGGAGCTTCTGGGTGACCTCAAGAGCCTTGAGTATCTTTCTAAAGCAATCGTTGAGGGCTCTGCAGCAGCAGCAAAGATCATTTTCCTCTGCAAGCCAAACGGTACGACTCGTCCTGACGCTCTTGCTCGGGCTGCCAATGGATCAATTGTTGCAGGTGATCCAAATGATGTAGCTCCTCTGCAAATGCAAAAGCAGGCAGACCTTACGGTGGCTCTCAACACCATTGCTCGCATTGAACAACGCCTTAGCTTTGCGTTCCTGCTTAACAGTGCCATCCAAGCTGGTACCTCTGGCCGGGACCGTGTAACGGCTGAAGAGATTCGTATGGTGGCTCAAGAGCTTGAAGCTGGTTTGGGTGGTATCTACAGCATCCTCAGTGTTGAAATGCAGCTTCCTCTGGTCAATCGCAAGATGGCTCTTATGGAACGTCAGGGTCGTTTGCCAAAACTTCCTAAAGATGTTGTGAAACCTCAGATCACCACTGGTCTTGATGCTCTTGGCCGTGGTAACGATAAGGCCAAACTGATTGAGTTTCTGCAAACCATTGCTGGCACTCTGGGTCCTGAGGTAATGGCTAAATACGTTAATAGCCGTGAGCTGATTACCCGCCTTGCTGCTTCTGACGGTCTTGATACTTACAAGTTGATTAAGTCAGACGAAGATCTCATGGCTGAAGAGCAGCAAACAGCTATGATGATGCAGCAACAAATGGCCGCGCAAGATCCTAATAACGATCCTGCTAAACAGGCCGCTCTCGTTAAAGCTGAAAATGACTCAATCCGGGCAAATCAAGAAGTCGCCGCTGGTGGAGGAACCCCTGGAGGTTTCTGAGGCTCCTAAAAAGGCCGCACCTAAATCCAAAATGGATGTACTGATCGAAGAGCTGAAAGCTAAGAAGCCTGAGGTTTACGAACAGTACGTTGCTGCTGCCAAGAACAAGCGGCCCGTTTGGATCTATCCTGATCTGACCGTTCGGATCGGTTGATCATGGAAGTCATTGCTGACAATTTCCTGTCTCAAGAGACGGGACCTTATAGCGAGCAAGATCTGCAAGCTCTTCAAGAGGCTGAGCAGCAAGAGCAACAGGAAGAACTTATTGGTGGCAAGTTTAAAAGCCCTGATGATCTTCTAAAGGCTTACCAAGAGCTTGAGAAAAAGCTTAGTAACCGCACTGGTTATGAAAAAACCGAAGAGCAATTTGAGGTTGAAGAAGACCAGACCGCAGAAGAACCTGTCATCCTTTCTCAAGAAGAGGAAGCCACCATTCTGGAAAGTATTGGTGGTGAAGAGAACTTCAGCGCAGTCCAACAGTGGGCAAAGGAAAACCTTGAAGCTGGTGAGCTTGAGGCTTACAACCGTGAAGTCAATAGCGGTGACTACTACCGAGCTCGTAACGCACTGCAGTCTTTGTATTATGCGTTCCAAGAGAACTCTGGTTATGAGCCTGAACTGATTGGTGGAAAGCTTTCTGCAAGTAGCAGTGATGTGTTCCGTTCAAGTCAAGAAGTCATGGCTGCTATGAGTGACCCTCGGTATCTGCAGGATTCTGCTTATACCCAAGATGTACAAGATAAGTTGCTTCGTAGCGACGTTCTTGGTCCTAGGGGTTAATATTTCAATAGCGAACGTAAACATTGTTGCCGCCGAGGCGATAACAACAGTGATATACGAGCGCTCGTAAACTTCTACCTCCATACTGACGATGCCTGATTTTGCATCTCTCAGCCGGTTGGGTGGGCTTAACGGCGTTCAGTACAACGCAGGTTCCGCCTCCGGCAACTACGAGAAAGAGAACTCTAATTTCCTGAAAATCTTTTCGGGAGAAGTTCTGACCACTTTTAATCGTGAGACGATCTTTAAAGATCTGACCATGAAGCGCACCATTTCTTCGGGCAAGAGCGCAAGCTTCCCGATTACTGGTCGTTTCTCCAGCCGTTACCACCGTCCTGGTGATTGGATCACCGGTCAAGGTAACAAGGGCATGATTGGCGAAAAGATCATCACCATTGATGACCTGCTGATCGCTGATGCTTCCATCTATGACCTGGATGAAGCCAAGCTGCATTGGGATGTTCGTTCGATCTATTCGACCGAGCTTGGCCGCGCTCTGGCCCGTGCCTATGACCAACGTCTTGCTCGCACCCTGCTGGCTGCTACTGAGTCTGACGGTCGTGTGAAGGACTGGGATTCCAAGCGCTTCCAACTGAATGGTGGTACTTACTCCTCTGTGAGCACCAATACCATTACCCTGAGCGCTAACTTCCAAACCGCTGAACTGACTTATTGGGCAGTGGGTGAGGTTGTGTACGGTGAGACCTCCGGTGCTTACGGTGTTATCACGACTGCTCCCACCAACGGTGCCGCTACCTTCGTTATCAACCCGATTGGTTCGATTGGTACTGGTTCTAACGCTGCCTTTACTGTGGGCGAGCGTCTGTTCGTTCTGAACGCAATGCCTGGTGGCACTTCTTTCACCGGTATTGACCTGAACGGCGCTGCTGACCGTAACGCCCGTGGCGATCTGATCGTTGAGAACCTGTTCAAAGCTTGCCAAGCTCTGGACGAGAAGGATTCTCCTAAGGAAGGCCGTGTGTGCGTCCTGAGCCCTGGTGCTTACTACGACGTGCTGAACAGCGACCGTGCCATCAACACCGACTTCAACGCCGCTGGCGGTGCTAACGGCTCGATCTACCAGAACCGCGTGGCTTCTGTGGCTGGCTTCCGTCTGATGACCTCCAACCACCTGGGCGTCAACAGCTACACTGCTAACCAGACCTATGTTGGTCTGAGCAACCAGTCTGCTGTGACCCGTGGTGAGCGTCCTAACTACATCAACGGTAAGGACGGTTCTAACGGCGATGCTGCTTCTGGTACCTACGATTACTACCAGGATGAGCAAGGCAACACCTCGTCCATCGCTAACTGCTTCGGCCTGTGCTTCTCCAAGGAAGC